CTTTCATCAACTTACATACTTAATATAGGGTCTAACTGATAAGAAGTCAACCCTTTTTTTTCAACTATCATGTAAAGTTTTATCTTCTATTCTTTCAACAAAGTAGACATGATTGGTGTTGGAGGAAATAGTTTTGAGAGCCTCTGCTGCTTCCTGATAGGAGCCGAAGGACTCCACCCAATATGCATCCTTGCCAGTGAGATGACCGAAGTTGGATTTGCGCATCAGTTTAAACATTTTATTATCCCATATTCTTGTAAAGCAGTTCGTAGTACCATGCTGGATCAGCATCTTTGAGGATGCGGAGTGGAGTGCCACCATCTTTCATCAGTTTGGCATATCGCTCTACGCTGAATAGCTCCATGATCTTCTTCTGTACCCGTGCTTTGGTGAAAGCGCCCCGGTACTTGAAGCGAGCAATGAAGAGAGGCTTACGAGTGCCTACACGAGATGGGTGAACGTTTGGACCTTGTCCGTAATACTCAGCAGTCTCATATGGACCGTGGTACATAAGGTAGCCACCGTGGTATCCGAACTGGGTCTTGTCAAAAGCAGTCATCTTTTTCTCTCTTTCATCAACTTACATACTCAATATAATAAAAAAGGAGGACAATGTCAACCCTCCTTTTCATATTTTTTCAATTATCGTTTTTAATTTTATATTTCTCTGCCCATGCTTCTTCAAACCCTACATCATTCGCCTCATGATTATGCCAGACTCTTTTCGTATAACTGCGTACCATACTCTCAACATCTTCATCTGACCAGTCATCAGGTAACAAGTACCCTTTGACTGACCAGAATAAACGTGCAGCTTCTTTTCTACTCACTAGGTAATTCTTTATACCAGTTCTTCAAGAATGGCAGATGATCCTTAAGAATCGTTGCGCACTTATAAGCAACTTCACGATGTTCTTTCTGTGTACCATTACCGCACCGCAGTTCGCAGTAGTGAATCCAGGAGCGAATACTGCCTTTCATGTACATGCGAGACTGCATATTACCTTCAGGAAGAACTGCACGTGCTTGTTCCTTGGCAATACCGTTACCAATTGCCCACTTATATGCTAACTGAGCTTCATGAACAATTTGTTTTTGTTTGGCTTCCCATGCCCACTGCAGTTCAGCATCGTCAGTTTCAATAGAGTTTTGGCGATTCTTCTTGTCCTGCAGCCGTGCTTCACGCATGTATACAGCCAAGTCCTTAGTGGGATCGGCATATCGTTGACTAAACTCTTGAAATGAAAATGAACGGTGTCGAAGAATCTGGCGAGCAATATCCCGTGTCGTATTAATCTCCATGACCATATCAACCATTTCGAAAGGCGACCAATGCTTGTGTTCGATCAGGTATTTCAACAGCTTTTCTGCAGGTGCATCACTGTTCTGATTATTAGGATTAGAAACTCTGGCACAATACACGATCAAGTCTTGTGCAGACATCTTTTTGCCTGTGCCATCTTGATATGCATTAATCATTGCAGAGGTAATACCAACAGGAAGAACGGTTTGATTCATATTTTAAAGTCCTTAAATTTATCGCCAGAAGGAGTTTTGTCGAATACAGGAATACCATCATCTACAAGATTTTGATCTACAGGATCAACATCATACAATCGCATCTTTGCTCTATCTATACCTACTACAAATCGCTTGTATTTGTTAGGATCATTATAACGATTCTTGAGTTGTTTCACCATAATCTGACCAGACTGTTCAAGTTCCTCATTTGACACCAGAGCAAACATCAAATCAGCAGTAGCAGGAAGACCAAATGACTCTGAGGTATCTTCTAGACCTGGATCAGAGTTAGTGTAGCCAGATCGTGTGGTTTGAGTAGCACTGACAATGGGCACCTCAAACTCAACAGCAAGACCACGCAGTTCTTCAGCAATAGCTTTGATGTAAGTGTAAGAGTTAATAGCACCACCCATAGACTTCATTCTAGAAGATGCACAGATGTTTAGATAATCAATGAATACAATATCAGGCTCAAACGAACGTTTGAGTTTCAACTCTTTCATCAATGCTCTAAAGTGCCCCACATGAGCAGCACCAGTTGGATATTCTTTTACGATCAGTTTACCAACAGTCTTTTTAGCAAGAGTGTTCACTTTCTCAGTAAACATTGTCTTGGGCATTTTATCTAACTGGTCAATAGGAATGTCCAGCAAGTTAGCGTCAATACGTTCTGCAATACGCTCCTCTGCCATTTCCATAGTAATATACAAAACGTTCTTGCCTTGAAGCAGTGCATTAGCGCCGACATGACACATGAACAGAGACTTACCTACACCTGTGCCTGCTAGTGCAATGTTCAATGTCTTATCGGGCAAACCACCTTTTGTAATCTTATTGAAGTTATCAATATCAAAAGGAAGTTTTTCTTCTACAGCCGTATAGAAATCATAACGATCTTCTGCGTTGTCGATATAGTCGTGACCTACATTAGTGTCAAATGCAACGCCTAAAGCTTCAGAAAGAATCTCAGGGATTGCATTCTTAGTCATCTTCTCATTCTTACCATCAAGAATGTTGATAGATTCCATGATTGCAATATGCAATGCACGTTCTTGGCACCATTCTTCTGTTTTCTCTAATAGAAAATCTTTATCAATATCTACGTCGGAGAAAATCTCTGGAAGCATCGCAGAGACTTCAGTGAACATGTCATCAGAGATTTTCTCATCTTGTTCTAAGTCAATACGAAATGCTTCCAGAGTTGGAAGAGTGTTATGCTTTTCTACAAATGCAGCAATCTGCTTAAAGATTACTTTTAGCGAACCTTCAAAATAGTTTGGCTTTAAGAATGGTACAACTTTTCTAAGATATTCTTCATTAGTTAATAGTGACCTAAGAATAGTTTTATTCAGGTTCTCGCTCATTTAATACTGCCGTCCCATCTTCCATACCATTTTGAATCGCCGTCATTAGCAAATCACCAATATATTGTCCTAATGCTTCTTCATCATAATCATCGGGCAATACTGTATCATTAAGTATAGTGTATCCGAACGAAAGTGTCAAGTCAGATTCTTCAGAAATTTCATCTAAAGATTCTACCTTAACATCATTATATCGAATAATTGCATCTTTATAATCGCCTGTCAGCAAACGGATAGCCCATTTAGGTTCTTCCGTTATACCAACAAACTCAAAGTCTCGATCTAATTTAAACTTCGATTTCATCTGGACTTACCACTTCAATGTTAGAACTACCACCAATCTTAAAGTTATCTTCAACAAACTCTTTAAATTCATCATGTGTAATGATGCCAGACCAGAAATCTTCGGTCAGTTCTTTTGCTCGGTACTTTTTGTCTTCAACTTCCCCAGTCTCTGGGTCAACTTTTGAATACCAGCCTTGAGACGGCTTAGTGATAAATTTTCCTGCAAGAGCCACATCAAGTAGGCCAGAACCCACATCGATGCCGCCTTCCCAAGTAACCGAGATAGGAATCCTGGATGTTTCACGGACATATCTAGATTTCTCCACGTTAATTACGAAGTCATATCCAACGATAGAAGTTCCCTCTTTATTCTTCCGTCGACCCAAAATCCAGATATCGTCAGCAGAGTAGTAAAGACCTGTACCGCCTGATACAACTTTCTTTGAAAACATTTCTTGTGTATCATATGTATGCGCAATACCAATCAGAGGAATGTCTTTCATACTCAGATGTGGAGTAATGATACGGAAGACAGACTTCAGTTGTTTCGCACGGGTCATATCTGCAACTGCTTTCTCATTCAGTGCATCTTCTACTTCTTTCTTAGAAGCAAGGTTGCCCAACGAATCAATGACAATAATAACTTTGTCATTCTTTTCAATATTTTCAAGTTGGTTTGTCAAGTCAAACTTTAACTCTTCAATGTTAGCGATAGGGCAGTGAAGAACACGCTCCATGTCAATACCAAACATATCAAAGTATGACTGAGGCGAGCCAAACTCAGAATCATAAAACAGCATTACAGCGTCTTCATATTTTTGCATATATGCTGCAGCAATCTTCAGAGAGAAGCTAGTTTTGAAGTGTTTAGATGGACCAGCGAGAATAGTAACGCCAGGAGAGATGCCACCGTCAACAGAGCCAGACAGTGCTACATTAAGCATAGGAACATCAGTAGAGGCCTGTTCTTTTTTACCATAGTACTTTGACTTGATAATGATCTCAGAATCCAGTTTAGAATTCTTTTTCAGTTTATCCATAATTGAAGGCATTGACTATTTTCCTTGTTTGTTGTATGCTTTCCACTGGCGACGTTTAGACTTATTCTTTGGTCGTGAGTTGGGCGATTTGCCAATAGAAGTGCGGCTGTGCGGCTCAGAATTACCCTGCTTTACTTGTGCTGCCATAAAATATTCTCCTTGTACGAGTTAGAGAGTTATTATATAGTAGATTATCATCATTGTCAATCTCTTTTTTTTATAAATAGTTTACAATCACTAACCCAAGGCAAACACTATGTTTAAAAAAATGTTTGCTGCTTTTATCATGTTGTTTTTGGCTACAGCAGCATATGCGCAAGATGAAGATACCACGACAACAGAGACCACAACTAATCCCCCCACTGTAATCGAAAATTACAATGATAGTACAGTAGATTCGACAAGTGAGTCTACAACTACGGTTATCTCACCACCTCCTTCTGCTATTTCACCTAGCATCAACAACACAAACTCTGATCTCTGTACAGTAGGAGTATCGGGTGCAGTACAAACACAGATTCTTGGTATCTCTGCCGGTTCTACAGTAAGAGACATGAACTGTGAAAAGCTAAAGAACGCCAAGACCTTGTATGATATGGGTATGAAGGTTGCCGCAGTTCT